CATCAACTTTGCGATTGGGAATGGATTGAAGGTGAAGGTGGTAATATTTTACGTCAAAAACCAGGATATCCAGCTTATACTGCAACTTTGGTAAAATATGCTGATTTAATTTGTGATCAACCTTATCGTCAGTCAATAAGTCTAATTTTTTCAAGTTCATAAAACCCCTATAAAATAGGCATTTTCAAGGGGTATCGATTTCGACAAAATAGCAAAATAGACTAAAAATACCCTAACTTTCAGAATAATGGTCTTCGTGTAGCGACAGCAAGACAAGAATTCAGCAGAAAGTAAAGGTAGGGTCTATGGGATAAATTGTCTATTATTTGCAAGAAAAAAACAACCATAATCGGCTGTTTATTCTTCATCAATTTCAAAGAAAGTCCAGTGTAATGATTGAGTAATTTCATCCATTAATTTATAAGCATCGTCAAGAGATGAGATGTCTTCAAAACGAATAGCCAAGAACTTTTTTTGTTCATCAGTTAAAACCAAAGGCTTAACTTGTTGAGAAATAGTTTCAATACAATCGGCAACAAGCATTTCATCAGTAGCAAAATCATAGTTTGGACTATTGCGTTCTACCATACGAGTAAGCAATTCCTTATTGCGTTGTGCCATTTCTGGAGTTTCGATTTCGGCATTTTCAAAATATTCGTTCATTAATTGTTCAATTCTTTCGATTTTCATAAAAACCTCCCTAAACAAAATCCAAAGGGTTAATAACCTTTATCTTACAACCTAGGCTCTTTGCAAACTTCACAGTATTGCCTGTGCCACTAGGACTGCCGTTCCAAACAGCAACGAGTACATCACAATTTTTAGCAATGTAAAGATTTCTATCGTTCATACAAGATTCGGTATATTCATCAGCCATATAAGTAACCTTGTCGCATTGTTCAATGATGCGAGCATAACGAAGCTTTGCATCAGCACACCAATAGGCATCTTGACCACGACAGGGGATAGCACCCTCAAGTGTAACATTTGGATATTTAGATTTAAGTTCCAACACGGTCTCGGCAGCAATGGTATCAATACCAATAGCCAAGCCAGAGACAAAATGAGTGTAGCCAAAGCCAATTGCATTTTCAAGAGTTTCATATAAACACTTCTTAAAAGCAACACACGATGGTGCTTGTTCATTATAAGCCCAAGGCAGACCCTTTGGTCTATGCCCAGTGAATCCAATTGTTAAGGTTTTATTATTAGCATTTGTCATAGAAATCACCTTTCGATAATAAGATAGTAATAGTATAACTTAAAAAGAGACAAAAGTCAACAGGGTGTGCCACCCGTGGAACTAAATTTCACTATTTCACTTGTTATTATGTATAATAATAAGGAGGGGGTAGATGAAAGCGAATAAAGCAGTAGCATTAAGGATAACACAACTATTATATAAGAACAAAATGTCCCAATACCAACTCGCCAAGAAGATGGGCGTAAATAGAACCACGCTTGGACATATCATGAGGGAAGACACAAAGACCATACTATTTAATACACTACTACGAATTGCTGATGCATTTGAAATGTCAATAACAGAGTTCCTAGATGATGAGTTATTCAGTAGAGAAAACATAGAATTTGAATAAAAGTTTGCAGTAATGCAAATTTTTTTTATAAAACCTATAACAATTCAGTCCAAGTATGCTATACTAACAGCAGAGAGGGAATATGAAACAAGAAAAGCTAATAAACATTGCATTTGGAAATTCAGATAGTGGAAACATAAGACAATTTTTGCTTAATTACATAAACGAGAGAAAAAAGAATGTCGTTAAAGGCGAACAAGTTAGTTTGGATTTCAGCCTTGACCTAGGCAAAATTAGTGGAGATTTTATAAAAAACAGACAAGAGACACTTGAAATGACAGGTCTACCATTTGAATTTGAAGAGAACGACATAAAAGAAATAACACAAAGCTATGCTGAAAAAATAGAATATGTGATTCAGAAAGCAAGAGAAGGGTATAAATTTAGAGTATGGACATCAGATGCTTGTTTCGTAAGATGTGGCTATTACTTTTTTATGGATATGTTGAGAGACATAGATGTGGACATAGAAGAGTGGTACATAAATATGGGAACTTGGAGCAACCTGGACTATGAATTATATGACACCTTTGAGCCAACTATAAAAAGACCAAGTCAAAAAGAGAAAGAAGAATATTCAAACAAGTGGCAACACCTAAAAGAGAACGAAACAGGATTGAGAGTTGTGCTAGATGGCGAAGTGGTCAATGTTTCAGAAGATTACTACGATGACAAAATTCGTAGCAAGATGCCTAAAAACGACACAATAAACACCTGGAAGCTTTGTGGTCGAGTGTTGGGGGAACTTGGAGAAAAAGGCATTTATATACACATGGAAGTCATATTGCATAGAATATACCTAATGATAAAGAGTGGCGAATTTGAAGTCGTAGAAACTATACCAGGAGACAGACCGCTAAATGAGATAATTAGATGGAAAAGGGTTTAATTAAAACATTAGCCCTTTTTTAATAGCGGGAACAAATTTAATAAAATATTATTAAATTCAACAAAAGTCGATACAAAACGACAATTATTGTGCTATACTTAAAAAGAAATTAATTTTATAGGAGAAATTATGATAACAGGAAGCTTGAAAAATAAAGTAAATGCAATATGGCAAGCATTTTACAATGAGAACATGGCTAACACATTAGAAATAGTTAACCAATTAACTACATTAATGTTTGTCAAAATGCTAGACGATAAACAAAACACAGTGGAAGCTCAAGGAGCAATGATTGGAATTCAACCAAGAGATGAAGACCTAGTGTTCAAAAGTGGAAACTATAAGAACGATGACCTTGGTATTGATGTTCCTTATTCAAAGTTAAGATGGAAGAACTTCAAAAACCTTAATGCTAACGACTTGGCTAAAACACTAAAAGATTATGTGTTCCCATTTATTAAGGACACCAATTCATCAGGTGGCTTTGCTTTTTCAAAATTCACGAAGAACCTAACATACGGATTTGATGATAGAGAAAGATTGCTAGCATCAGTTGTTGATAAATTATCAGATGAAGAATTCGATTTTAACAACACAGACCTAATGGGAGATGTTTACGAGTATATGTGTGGCAGTGGGGTGTCAGGACAATTCAGAACCCCACGACATATAATTGACATGGCTGTTGAAATGATGAAACCAAAGTTGGGAGAAAAGATAATCGACCCAGCAATGGGAACAGCAGGATTCCTAGTAGAGAGTGCGAAATACATTAAAGAGCACCAAAAAGCAGAATTGCTAAACATACAAAACAACATCAATTTCACAGACAGAATGTTCTATGGATGCGACAACGATTCAAATATGGCAAGAATTGGATATATGAATTTAGTGTTGCACGGAGTAAAGAACCCAATAATAACAAAGGACTCATTGCTTGAGGGAGAAAACTCACTTGATTATTTAGGAAAGTTTGATTTGGTGTTGGCAAATCCACCATTTTCTGGAAGCTTGGTTGAAACTGCAACAGACAGTAAACTATTAACTTTGGCAAAAACAAAGAAAACGGAATTATTATTCGTTGCGTTGATGACTAAATTATTAAAATTAGGTGGAAGATGTATGACCATTGTTCCAGATGGTGTTTTATTTGGAAGTGACAATGCACACCGAAGATTGAGAGCAGAAATTGTTGATAATCAAAAATTAATAGGAATAATTTCTATGCCACAGGGTATTTTTATGGCTCCTTCGAAGAAAGGTTCGTCGAGCAAAGGGGCAGGTGTAAAAACATCTTTTATTATATTTGAAAAAACGGACAAAGGTGGGACAGACAATGTTTGGTTTTTCGATATGACAAGCGATGGCTATTCACTTGATGCAAAAAGAAATAAAATAGATGACAATGACATTCCATTAGCCGTACAGAGATTTCACAATTTAGAGCAAGAAAAAAACAGAGCGAGAACAGAAAAGTCATTCATGGTAAGCGTTGAAGAAATCAGAAATAACAAATATGATTTAACCATTAATAAGTACAAACAGGTTATTAAGGAAAAGGTCGAATACAGGACATCAAATGAAATTTTGCAAGATATAGATAATTTGACAATCAAACAAGAAAACAATTTGAATGCAATAAAGAAACTTGTAGGGGATTAAAAATGAAAAACTATTTGCTTAAAGAATTAGAAAGTGAGGGCGTCGTTACACTCGGAAGGGGTCAGATTATAAGTAAAGATGATATAATCGCCAATCCAGGAGAGTTTCCAGTTTATTCAAGTTCAGCCACAGGCAATGGAGAATTTGGAAGATATGGAAAATTTATGTTTAACGATGAAAGAATTACTTGGAGCATTGATGGTGGCGGGAGATTATTTTATAGAGAACCTCATAAATATTCAGTAACGAATGTATGTGGATGGATAAAAGTTAATAAACCAGAGCTTCTAAACACTAAGTTTCTATATTACTGCTTATACATACAATGGATGGACATTAAGTTTGATTATACATTTAAGGCTCATCCATCCAAGATAAGAGACATATATAGGGTGGTAATTCCATCAATGGATGAACAGTTAAAAATGGTGGAGTTATTCTCGAGAATAGAAGAAAATATCGAGATAAACAACAATAAAATACACCTACTAAAGGAACTAGTTAAAACTAGGTTTTTTGAGATGTTCGAGAATGAACAAAACCAAGAGTTATTTGAAAATGTTGTTGAAAGGATGACAAAAGGTCCTTTTGGTAGTGATATAAAAAAATCGTTATATGTGCCCAAAGGTTCAGATACTTACAAGGTATATATACAAGTAAATGCTATCGAAAAGAATCATCAATTAGGAGACTATTACATATCAAGAGATTATTTTGAGCAGAAAATGCGAAGGTTTGAGGTGAGTCCAGGAGACTACCTAATAACTTGTGATGGCACACTTGGGAAATATATAAGGTTGCCGAACAACATAGAGCAGGGAATAATATCAGCATCATTGCTTCGATTAACAATAAAAGAAGAGGTTATTGCTCCAAAGTTTTTCGAGACAATGTGGGATAACTATTTGTTGCCGAAACTAAACGGAATGGTTAGAAATGGATGCTTAAAACATTTGCCATCAGCAAAAGACATAGGAAAACAAACCATTCCATTGCCTGCAATATCAAATCAAAATAAATACAATGATTTTGTACTAACTGTAGAAAATCAAATAGAAATATTAAGAAACACCAATAAAAAATATAAAGAATTGTTGAGTAAAAAAATGGATGAATATTTCAATTAGGAGAAACAAATGGCAATAAGCGAACAAAGAACAAGAGAAAAACTAATAGACCCATCATTGAAAAAGGCTGGGTGGGATGTTTTGCACGAAAAAGGCGTTATAGAAAAGAATAAGGCTTGCATAGAAACAGCAGTCACAGGAATGCCTATAACATCAGAAAGCCCAAGGGGAAATGGTTTTGTCGACTATGTTTTGTTTGGAGATGACTGCAAACCATTGGCACTTGTTGAGGCCAAGAAGTCAGCCGTAAGCGAAGAACTTGGAAGAGTTCAAGCCTGCCTATATGCTGATAGGCTCGAAGCCCAATATGGTGTAAGACCAGTCATTTATTATACAAATGGCTACCGAATTATGATGCTAGATGGCATACATAAGGTAAGGCAAGTGTTTGGTTTCCACAAAAAAGAAGAGTTAGAATACATAATCCAAAAGAGAAATTTCAAACTTAAAGACATAAAAGTAAGAGATGAGATATGCAATCGTGACTACCAAAAAGAAGCCATAAACCAAGTTATGGAAAACTTCAACAAAGGCAACTCTCGTTCATTGATAGTATTGGCAACAGGAACTGGTAAAACAAGAGTGTCATGTGCAATAAGCGACATACTATTAAGAAACAACTATGTGAAGAGAATTCTATTCCTAGCAGATAGAGTAAACCTAGTAAAACAAGCCAAAGAAGAAACCTTTGAAAAATTCATCGATGGCGCAAATATGGCAGTTATAGCCGAAGGACATAGAGAAACAGTGAGCGACACAGCAAGAATTGTGTTCTCAACTTACCAATCAATGATTTCAATAATCAACGACACAGAGAAATGCCCATACGGAATAGGACACTTTGACCTAATTATAGTTGATGAAGCTCACCGAAGCTTGTTCAATAAGTATGCAGCCATATTCCAATACTTTGATGCAATGATGATAGGGTTGACAGCAACACCAAGAAATGACATTGGTAGGTCAACATTCCAAGTGTTTGAAATTCCAGATGAAACACCACACTTCGAATACGATGTCATCCAAGCAGTTAAAGACAACTACCTAACATATTATAGAGCATTGGATAGAACACCTGATATGCTTAAAGATGGTTTAACCTACAATGATTTAAGTGATGATGAGCAAGAGCAATACGAAGACTTATTCACAGAAGAAGATGGAGAATTGCCAGAGAAAATCGAAGGAGAAAAGTTTTATTCAGTAATCACAAATATAGATACAATCCGTGAGGTTTTGCGAGACCTAATGGAAGAGGGAATCAAGCTAAATAATGGATTGCTAGGAAAAACAATCATATTTGCGAAAGACCACAACCATGCATTGTTAATCCAACAAACCTTTAGGGATATGTACCCAGAATTATGCAAGAAAAATGCCAAGAGTGGTGTTGACTATTGTGTGGTTATAGACAATCAAATAAGATACAATGAAGTGCTACAAAGGGAATTCAAGAACAACCAAGACATAAGAATTGTGGTTTCTGTGGATATGATGGACACAGGTGTGGATATCCCAGAAGTAGTGAACTTGGTGTTCTTCAAGAGAGTGGCATCAAAAATTAAATTCTGGCAAATGATAGGTCGTGGAACTAGATTGTGCAAGAACCTTAATGCAATCAGCCCATCGGCAGATTATTTCCAAAGACTTACAAATGACAAACAAAGAGACCTACACGAAGACAAACAAGGTTTCCTAATATTCGACATTTGTAATGTGTTCCCATTCTTCAAGCAGAATCCAGATGGAAGAGAAGATAGAGCAGTGGATGCATTGTCATTATATCAAAAGGTGTTCTTGCAAAAGGCAACATTGTACAAAGTAATGCAAGCAAACTACGCAAAGCTAGAAATCATAGATAAGAAATACTTTGAAACATTGAGGGAAGAGTTACTTGCCGATGTAAGAAAGATGAATCCTAACTATATCGGAGTTAAGGCAAACCTAGAATATGTTAACAAATATTCAGATGTCGCAGGATGGATTAACTTTGGTCAAAATCAATGGGTTGAAGTAAAACAACACATTGCGCCAAACATTCAAGGAGAAATAGACCTGGAAGCATCAAGGGGATTTGACTATCTATGTTATAAGTTCGCATCAGCAAGAATGTACAACAGCAAGGACTTCGCAAAGACCGCAAAAACAATTTATACCTTGGCAACATTGTTAATTGATTTCAAATCACACATTGGCGAGGTGGCGGCACATAGAGAAACCTTAAAGTATGTTGCATCAGATGAATTCATCAATGAATCAACAATCACCAGGGTCAACGAAGTAAGGGAAGAAATCAGAGAGCTGATGAGATACATAGACAGCAACGACTTCAAGCCGATCGTGTCAGATTTTGATGATGCAATCTCAACATACAACGATGCCGATGAAGAAGAAGTCGATTTCAAATTGTCAATAAATGACTTCAAGACATTGGAAGAAAAGTTGCTATTCCATATAAGAGAGAACACAGATATTCCATTGGTAGCAAAGGTACAAAACCTTGTTAAACCTACAAATGAAGATATTGCTGAATTCAAAGCTCAAGCAATGGAAATAGCATCAAGCCAGGAAGAATATAGCAAAGCATTTGCAACAGATGAAGACCTAGTAATATTCGTAAGAAAGAACATGGAATTCAATCCAGTTGCGGTTGAACACTATATTAACAACCTACAAGAAAAGAACTTTAACGAGACCCAAATAATATACGCAAAAGAACTATTGTTGTTTATTTCACAAAATGGCAGATTCGACAGAAGAGACCTATTAAGGGAAGAATTGAATTTCAGTGGAATATTTAACAGCCAAGAGATACGAGCATTAATTGACATTATAGATTCTATTATATAAAAGGGAAAAAGATGGAGAAAGAGATTATTAAGCTAGAAATGATATACTCATACCTAGAAAAAACCGACAAGGAGATTTATAACGAAAAGGAAACAATCCTTATTGATGGTAGAGACAATCATGTGTTTATTGAAAAGATAATGGCAAACATCCATAGGTCAACTCGTGATTACTATGTAGTGGATGGGGTAAAAGAACTTCTAGAAGACATAAACGATATTAGCGACAAGATAGGACCAGGAATGGAGCAACCGCCAGCAGATGAGCCAGTCGGCAAATACACATTACATATTGACTATGATAACGGAGAACATCGTGTTATAAGTGGAATATATAATGAGGCTGACCTACCAGAGAACTGGTGCGAGGTAACTAGCAGAATAATTGAATTCCTAAATGAGCAAGATAGTTTAACAATTATGGGAGACTATGGTTGCCCAATGAGAACCTTAAGAGAAAACGAAATAAGACTAGCAAGTGTGTTCTTTGGAGATGATGATTCGCAGATATACCACTATCAAGACACCGTGGGTGTGGAGCCAGGGGATTATGTTATAGTTCCAGTTGGCAAAACAAACAAAGAAACATCAGCAATGGTTTATAATGTAGGTGTTTATAAAAAGGATGAGACACCAATACCATTAGAAAAGATAAAATCAATCATAAGAATTGATGATTAATAATAAAACAGAGAAGACAAAGCCGAGAGGCCTTGTCTTCTTTTGTCGAAAGCCAAAATAAGTGGCACAAAACATTGAAAAATGACATTTTGTAGGTTATAATGTTAATAAAAGTAAGCAAAAACACTTATAACGGGTACAAATCCAAAAATTGGAAAAAATTTGGCACAAGTACTTGTATATTTCACACTTTATGGTATATAATGGCAATGTGAATAACAGGAACAACCTTGTTCCCGTTATAGGGAGAAACACAATGAGACCATTAGATGAAAGCAAACTAGAACAACTAAAGAATTTTATTTCAGAGTACCAAGTGAAGAATGGCAAATCGCCAACATATAGGGTAATACAAAAAGAAATGAACTTTAGTGGAATGGCAGCCGTTCAAAGGTATATGAATAGATTATATGCCAGTGGATGGGTGGCAAAGGCTGAAATTGGAAAAGGAATTGAGACACCAGGTAATTTGAAATTAGATGCAACAACTCAAGCCCCAGTTGTAGGCGAGATTGCCTGTGGTAGTCCAATACTGGCAGTAGAGAACATAACAGCTGTGGTTAATTTACCAGAGTTTTTGTTTGGCAAAGGAGAGCTTCGTGTGTTTCAAGCCAAAGGCGACAGCATGATAGGAATTGGAATCTATGACAAGGACTGGATTATTGTTCGACCTACAAACACAGCAAAAGATGGAGATGTTGTCGTAGCCATAGTCGAAGACTCGGCAACTGTAAAGACATTCCGAAGAAGAAAGGGTAAAATAGTGTTACATCCAGAAAACCCAGAGTATTCAGACATAATAGTAGATGATTGCATTATTCAAGGAGTGGTAAAGAAAGTAATTCACGAAATTTAGGAGGGGAGAACTAATGACCGCAAAACTATATTGCCCATATTGTGGGCGGTGTGTTGGAGAATGCACTTCGTCAGACCATTCGGTTACAATCCATAAGGTTCTGACCAAGAAACCAAATAGACCAAAGAAAAAGCAATTTATACATAATATGCATTGTTATAAATGCAAAGAACAACTTTATATATCAATGGAATTCACACAACAGCATACGCAAGAGAGCGTATCCTAGTGATGCCCGTAGCGAACCTAGCGTTCCGATATATTTCTTAAATTAAAAAAAAAGAAATTTTATCCGGAGCATTGCTAGGTTTGTTTTTATTTAGACCAGGCAATCGGTTTTGCCTGGTTTTTTTATTTTGTCAAGGATTTGTCAAGAACAAAATTCTCGTGTAGGTATTAAGATTAGCCCAAATCTAGCCCACGAAAAAGTGCAAAAAAATAAAAAAAAGGAATATAACATATAGCGAGAACAAAATTCGACAAAAAAATTTCAAAAAAAATTAAAAAAATTTAAAAAATATTTCCCGTGTCACCAAATGGTGGTGATACGGGGTTGTTAAGATACGGGTATCAAAATCAAGAAAGAAGGAGGTGAGATAGCGAATGGATTTGAAAAAATCAAGTATAACAGCGGATATACTGAACATTTTGACAGATGGCAAAGTTCATACATTTGATGAAATTGCAGAAAAAGTAGAAGTTCATAAAAACACAGTATACAGACATATTCAATCACTTTCATATCGCTATCCCATCGAAACCTTTCGTGGTGGAGATAAAAAAGGTGGAGTGTATTTGGACAAGCAGTACATACATCAAGGAAAGATAAGGTCAAAAGATGAGCTGCAACTCATTAGCCAAGGGCTTGAACTTTTGCAGAAGTCAGGTCTCAATGTTGACCAGGAATTGTTGTCGAAACTAATAACTGAATATGCTTTGCCTACAAAGTTGCAAGAGAAAGGAGAAGCAAATGAGAGAGAAAATGCTAATTAAAAGAAGAGCGTTGCACCAATATCTTGCAAGATTAGGGATGACCGAGAAAGAGTTTTTTAAGATGCTTGAACTGGATGTGGAGTCCTACCTACACTTGCAAATGGGTGGCAATAGCCTAGATTATGAAAATTCAATTAAGTTTGTAAACGCAATTGGTGCAGACCACTTGCTAGTAGCAGGCATAATCGATTGGGAGGGTATGAATGTTAGAAGACCAAACTTCAATGAAATCTGTGCCTATGCCAATTAAGGTTAAACCATACGAGCACCAATACAAAGCATTTATATTTGCATTAAAGGTAATGGGGTGCTTATGAAAATATTAATACCATGTGACAAGTGCTTAAAGTTATTTGAAAAGAGACCAAGCCAAATAAGAAAGAGAAACTTTTGCTGTAGAGAGTGCCTAAATCAATACAATGCACAAAGGTTTAATACCTACAACAAAGAAGAAAATCCAATGAATATGAAAGGTAGAACCCTGGAACAAAGATTCCAAATGAGAGAAAGGCGCAAGAATGCAAAGGATAGAACAGGCAAAGAAACTCACACATATAACAAACAACTTGGAGAAACAGAACATCGCAAGATAATGAGACTCAAACTCGGAAGACCATTAAAAGATGATGAGGTCGTGCACCATGTAGATTGCAACCCGTTCAATAACAAACCAAGCAATCTAATGGTAATGACCAGGAGCGAACACACACGCTTACACATCAGAGAGTATTGGAGATTGAAGAAGAATGAGAAAATGTAAATCAGTCGCAATACTAGCAGAAATGGGAACGGGTAAAACACTAATCAGCATTGGCATTGCTGGACAACTATACCTACAAAATGAAATAAGGAAACTACTTATTGTAGCACCATTGTCGATAACAAAGGTATGGGAAGAAGAGTTCGGCAAATTCGCAGATTTTGACTATCAAATAAAGGTTTTAGAGGGCTCAACAAATAAAAAGGTAGAAGCTTTAAGAAACCTATTTGGAAACAAATTACAAGTAGCAGTGGTCAATTATGAGTCGTGTTGGAGATTAGAAAAGGAAATTAGTGTATGGAAACCAGACATGATTATTTGTGATGAGAGTTCAAAGATAAAGAATCCACAGGCAAAGCAATCAAAAGCATTACATCGCCTTGGAGCAAGAAGTAAGCACAACATAATCCTAACAGGAACACCAGTCACTAACAATCCATTAGATTTCTTTTCACAATACAAATTCCTAGATGAAAACATATTCGGTGGAAGCTACTATGCGTTTAGAGCAAAGTATGCAGTCATGGGTGGATATGGGAACTATCAAGTAATTGGATACAAGAACCTACAAGAATTAACTGAAAAGGCACACAGTATAGCATTCAGAATCACAAAGAAAGAAGCTTTAGATTTGCCAGAGCAAGTAAGCACAAAACGATTTGTTGAATTAGAGCCAAAGGCAAGAAAGAAATATAAGGATTTAGTTGATAAGAGCTATACGGAACTAGAAAATGGAGCAGTAGAAGCTCCGAATGTGCTAACCAAGTTATTGAGGTTATCACAGCTAACAGGTGGCTATATTAAAGAAGAAAATAGCGAAATTGCCGAACAGATTTCATCAGCCAAGATGGATGAACTTGAAGACATTGTCGATGAGTGCATCAGTGCTGGAAAGAAGCTTGTAGTATTTGCAAGATTTATTCCAGAGATAGATGGCATAGCACAAATGCTGAAAAGTAAAAACATTCAATATGCGATGATTCGTGGAGATGTAAAGGACAGAGCAGGCGAGGTGGACAAGTTCCAAAATAATGATGCCTACAAAGTATTTATAGGACAGTTGCAAACAACAGGAATGGGCTTGACACTAACAGCAGCCGATACGGCAGTATTCTACTCATTGTCATACAACTTCGCTGATTATGAGCAAGCAAAGGCGAGAATCCATAGAATAGGACAAAAGAATAATTGTACCTACATTCATTTAATAGCTAAAAACTCAATAGATGAAAAGGTTATGGAGGCCTTGCAGAAAAAGAAAAACATAGCAGACCTCGTAGTAGATAACTGGCGAAGTCTGTTCAAGCAGGAGAAAGACAATGAATGATAAATTGATGGAATTGGCAGAAAAGTTGTTGCAAATAAGAGACCTTAAGAGCAAAGCAGAAAGCGAAGCAAAGGAATACTCAAAAGAGCAAGAACAAATCGAAATTGAGATGCTACAGATAATGACAGACATCGAAATAGATGCTTTCAAAACAAAAACAGGCGTTCACTTCTCGGTAGTTAAGAAAGAGTTTAAAACAGCAAACCCTGAACGAAAAGAAGAGTTGTACGACCAAATGAAAGCAAACGGATATGACCATCTATTCACTATTAACGCAAACACTTTACAAGCAACAGTAAAAGAATTAACCCAGGAGAACGATGGTGTGATGCCAGAGTGGTTAGATGGACTAATTAACACATACGAGAAACAAAGTATACGAGTTAAAAGATAATAGGAGAACATTGAAATGGGAAATGAAATTGTAAAGAAAGAAGAAAACCAATTTGTTGCTAATGCGAGTATGACAGACCTACAAGAAGAAATGGCTGGATTGAGCATTACATTTGAAAAGATTAAAGTGCCAAGTGGTGGCGGACTAGCATTCGAGGTGCCAGGCGAAAACCCTGATGAACCAGACCTACAAAAAGAGATTAAAGCTGTGATTTTACATCACCACCCAATGCTTTCATATTACAAAGAAAAGTACACAGGCGGTAGCGAAGCTCCAGATTGTTCATCAATCGATGGATTAAATGGAATCGTAAGAGAAACAGGCGAAGTGAAACAATGTAATCACTGCCCATTTAACCAATTTAACAGTGGCGAAAATGGTGGCAAGGCTTGTAAGACCAAAAGAAGAATTTTCATCTTAAGAGAGAACCAAGCGTTCCCAACAATTCTTACATTGCCGACAGCAAGCATGAAAGAATTTTCAAGATACATCTTCAACCTAATCGGCAAGAACAGAAAATCAAACCAAGTTGTTACAAAGTTTAGTTTGAAGAAAGAAACAAATAAAACAGGCATCACATTCAGCAAGGTAGTGCTTACTTACGAAAGAGACCTACAAGAGAATGAACTTGCAAATGTGCAAAAGATGACTGACCAAGTCAAAGCGATGTCTACAACATTACAAGACAACTTTGATAGCGAAGAATAATTAAACATATAGGAAGGAGAAAAAATGGATAATGTTTTCGATGAGATAAATAGCAGGGTGGACATAAAGGAAATTATTGAGTTCTACCACCAACCAATGAACAGAAATAATAAGGTGTCTTGCCCCTTGCACCACGATAAAACTCCTTCATTGAGTGTTGATAGCAACAAGAAGATGTTCAAGTGTTTCAGTGCAGGATGCGACTTCGCAGGAGATGGAATAAAGTTCGTGGCAACATTAAAGAAAATAGATAACATTGATGCAGCGAAGCTGATCGCTCATGACTTTAACCTACAAATAGATTTCGACAAAAGAGAACTAACACCAAAGCAACAAAGCATCAAGGAATACATCCTAGAATGTCAAAAGCATTTGGATAAAACAAAGTACCTACAAAGTCGAGGTCTTACAACTGAAACACTAGAACACTTTGGTGTTGGCTATGATGTGAAAAGAGAAGCAATAGTCATACCATACAGTTCATCGCTAACATACTACCAAACAAGAGGTGTAAAGGATAAAAGGTTTTTTAAACCTAAAACTGAAGATGCAGGCGAAGAGCCACTATGGAATGAAAATGCTTTAAGGAAAAAGGACAAGCGACCAATCTATATTGTCGAAAGTCCTATATGTGCAATGAGCATAATGCAATACGGACACACAGCCGTGGCACTATGTGGCACAGGAAAAACAAGACTTGTAGAGTTGTGCAAAAGGTCAAAGCCAACAGCACCATTGATGCTATGCCTAGACAACGATGATGCAGGAAAAGAAACAACCGAGAAACTTGTCGAAATGTTGCGTGACCTAGATGTAAAACACATGGTATACAATGTGGCAGACAAGTGCAAAGACCCTAACGAGTTATTACAAAAGAACCCTACAAAACTATTGGAACGATTGAACCAGGGCTTATTGCAATCCAAAAGAATATCTAGAGGCAAGGATGACCTTATTCCAGCTGAAGAGTTATTCCATACGGAAATGCAACCGACCCGTTGGCTAGTAAAGGATATGTTGCCACAGGGTCTAACGGTCATAGTGGCAGCGAGTAAAGTAGGTAAATCCTGGATGATGATGCAACTCGCAAATGCAATAATCGAAGGGAAAGAATTTTTAGGAAAACAAACCATATTTGGCGAAGTGGTCTATGTGTCATTAGAAGATAGACAAGAAAGATTGTTGCGCCGAATGAACTGGGTTTGGAAAAAGAATGAACCTACAAAAGGACTTTATTTCAAAGAAGAGTGTGAAAGGTTGGATACAGGACTAATTCCACAAATGGAAAGAATACTGAAAGCACACAAAAACATAAAACTAATAATCTTTGATACATTCCAAAAGATAAGGGGTTCGGCAATGCGAAACGAAAGTGCCTATGCTTATGATTACAGAGAAATGACAATGCTTAAAAACTTTGCCGACAAGTACGATATAAGCATAGTGCTAATTCACCACACTAGAAAGCAACTAGATGAAAACGATGTGTTCAATATGACAAGTGGTAGTACAGCAATCATGGGTGCATCAGATACTTCAATGGTTATTTACAAGAAGAAAAGAACCGATGAAAATGCCACATTGAGCATAACAGGAAGAGATGTAGAGCAGAACGAATGGATTATATCGAGAGATAAGGACACTGGGATTTGGTCTTTGGTAGGGTCACCTGAAGAAGAAGAGAAAAAGCGAAAAGAAAAAGAGTTCCAAAACAGTCCAATGACAAAGGTGTTGGCAAAACTTAAAGAACAATATCCAACAGGATGGAAAGGAACGATGCTACAAATAGCACAGGCTTATCACGACTATTTCCATGAACCATTTCCAATGTCAGACCTAGAGGGTGGAAAACTTTTAAGAGATTATACATATAGCCAAAAGCTATATGCCTTAACAAAATGGGAACATCAAGCCAAAAGAAGAAGTAGTGGAATGTTGCATATATTCCAAGTACCACAGCGAAAATTATGGAACGACAACCAAGAAAATGAGTAATTGTGTAGAAAAAGAACATACACTACATACACTTCCTACACTAAAAACCCAATAAATGCCTATAAATAAGGCGAAAACAAGCAAAAATGAAACCTAGCACCAACATACACTCAACATACACTAACATACACTCAACATACACTACTCAAAACACAAAAACACGGAAAACAGCAAAGTATCCCAACGCATTTATACACTTATACATAATTACATCAAAAGTGTATGTAGTGTATGTAGTGTAGGGTGCATTTATACGCAAAGGAGAGAAAATGAAAGAAATAGATATAGTAAACAAGATAAAAGCTTACCTACAAACTAAACAAGGACTATTTTTCTGGAAAGAACATGGTGGTCAGTTTGGAACAGCAGGTATCCCAGACATAATCATTTGCTATAAGGGGAAATTTATAGGACTTGAATGTAAACTCCCAGGGCGTAAACCAACCTTATTGCAAAAGATAACACTAGGGAAGATAGAAAAAGCAGGTGGAATCGCCAAAGTGGTAACATCTGTTGAAGAAGTAAAAGAAATAATAGAAAATTTATAGGAGGGATATGGTGGAAGAAACCATACACAAACTAATAGTAAGCGAAGAGGCCAAGTTTGATTATGCCAATTTGTTTGGATTGCTAGTTGGAGAATTTGGAAATGACCTTCCACCAGATTTCCAACTGCCATATAAGATACAAGAAGAAACAGAAACATACATAACAAACCATAGAAAATTAACAGCAAAACATTATTTGCGATTAACCTACATTATTGATGAACTAGATGTTTCACTAATGTTGTTCATAATAAAGAGACATAAGGAAGACACAACCCAATATTGGGAATTAGTCGGCATTTGTTATGAAGAAGATTGGAACGAAGAACTAGAAGAATGTGGGGAAATGAGAAATTGGTATAATTCAAAAATAAAAGATATACCAACCGAAAGAGATTGGGTGTTAGTAGTAACGACACATAAAATTTTAGATAAATTAGAAGAAATAAGGGATATAGGAGAATATGAAGATTACATTGAAGCTCGTGAAACAATTGCTAGACAATTATCAAAGCCACAAATCGATGGTGGTGGGATTTCAGAAGTTGAACCAGGAAGAATTAAACATTTCCTTAAAAAGCGATATTATAATTCAGATACAGCAATTAAAATTATTAGACAACTCGATATTATTATTAACAGATGTGGAACAAGGGTTTGTGAATAAGGTGTTAAAGGGCAAGATGACTATAGCGAAATATTCAAGAGACAACTATATGAGCAGGCAAAAAGCGTATAGAATGCAAGCCCAAATACTCGAAAAAATAAAATTTTATATGGAAAAACTCCAAGTGTTGCAAAAGTCGATACAATCTTGAACAACCGTGCAACACTTATGAGACAAAATGGACACCCAAACCCGTATAATGATTATAGAGAGCAAAAACAAAACGACTCACCGAAAAAGGTGGGTTGTTTTTATTAAGGAGAAAAGCAATGCCATTCAAACCGAAGAAACCTTGCAGACAACCAGGATGTCCAGAACTAACAAGTGAGACATTTTGCGAGAAACACAAAAAGGAAAGCAACAGGATTTATAATCAGTATAAGAGAGATGAATTAAGCCGAACATTTTATAGGACACAACAATGGAGAGAAATTCGACAAAAGAAACTACACATGAATCCATTCTGCGAAGAGTGTAAGAAAGGTGGAACGATGGTAGTAGGAAAGATAGTTGACCATATCACACCAATTAAACAGGGTGGAGCACCATTTGATTTGGACAACCTACAAACTCTTTGTTGGTCTTGCCACAGCAGAAAATCAATAGAAGAAGGAAGTCGATTCGGAAATGTACAAACCAGACAATGATAATATTCAGAAAGCAAACTTCAAAGCAGATAACAAGTGGAACATTCCAAAGATTAAAGGGGTTCAAGAATTCGACAAAAATATAGAGTTCATAGGGTTCAACTATGCTAAAACATTCCAAAGAGAGAATAAAACCAAATTCGGCATTCATTTCTTCCTAGATGACTACCAATTCAATAGGATATGGAATAACCCAAACAAATACATAGAATTATTAAAAGAGTTCGAATATGTTTTAAGCCCAGATTTTAGTATGTACACCGACTATCCAAAAGCGATGCAGATGTGGAAACATTTTCAAAAACACTGGATAGGTGCATATCTAGAAAAGAACGGAATAAAAGTAATTCCAACAATAGGTTGGAGTGATGAAGAAAGCCACGAATGGTGTTTCGATGGCGAGCCAAAGAAAACAATAGTAGCTGTGAGTTCAATAGGAACACAAAGATACGAAGAAAGTAGGGTTCTATTCCTAAAAGGGTTCAAAAAGATGGTTCAGAAACTAGAACCTACACAAATACTATTCTGGGGAAACATTCCAAAAGAGTTGGAAGAAGAAAAAAGAATCATCCACATGGGATACATAATGGATGAAAAATTCAAATTAATGAGAGCATAAATAGTTGATTTATTTAGAAAAAACACTGGACTTTAACGAGTGTTTGCGGTATGTTTTGTTTGACAATAATAAGGAGAAAAAAGATGGATTTATTGGAACAAAAACTAAAAGAATTCAAACACACGAAAGCTGTCGGACCAGGATATCCAAAAGGATACAAAACACACATCAATGCATATATGAGTGGGTTTAACAGTGGAAGATTTGGAGAGTACCAAAAAGAGCACTTCGTAGAGTCAAGAAAGTTGGCTAACAGTATGCTAGAACATTATAATAATATGATAAAGGAAGACTGGGAAACAGCCAAAAGAATGGTGGTTGATGCAATCATAAACATCGAAACCGAAATAAAAAAAAGCGAATTATTATATGGCGAGAATAAAGATACCGATATCCTAAAAGATAAAAGAGCTGTGCTATACTTTATATGTTGGTCGCTCCCAAAACTAAATAAGGAAGAGGTGGCGTAATGACAGAACAATCATATAAAAGATTAAAAAAGCAAATAAGAAAGATAGTCGAAATTAAAGACCATCAAGAAGCTTTAAGAAAAGCAGATGAAATTAAAACATTAATAGAAAAGATAATATCGTTAGAGTTGTTCGACAAACAAGGCGAACTATGGATAAATGATTTATTAAATGCATCAAAGGATGTTAAAAAAGCCATAGAAAACAGAATAAAAAGAATACCTAAAAGGTTGATAAAATACACTCACGAATGGAGAGAGGCAAACACAAAAATATTAGATGCCGTTATAAAGAGACATAAAGGGTCAAGATATGGCGACACAGGTGTGATTGAGGCCGTAAATAAAGAGCAAGCAAATGAAATTAAAAACGACTTAATCCAGGAAGGTAAAAAGCAAGACGGTGTGTTTGATAAAACATACATAGCATACTATCGAGCAACCAAAACCTGGGAAGTAAGATACGATTAAAAGGAGCATAAAATGGGTGGAAGAGGTGGAGCGAGTGTTCAATCAAGGCAAATGCATCCAGAGTATACAAGAGCGGTTGAGACAGCTAGAACAAAACTGAAAGCCGAGCAACAGGAAACCAAAGCAAGAACTCAAAGAATAGCAAGTTCTGTTAAGGCGAAAAATGATGGCTTGAAGAAATATGCAAGCAAGAATGCAGAATGGAAAAAGAAAGTTCAAGAATCTGCTAGGTTAGCCCAACAAGGTAAATTTGAAGAATCAGACAAGGCATACCAAGAAGGCAGAAAAATATACGAGTCAATTCCAAAAGATTATAGAGTAGATTAGGAGGAAAAATATGGGTGGAAGAGGTAGCAGTTCGGTAAGAACAACCGAAGAAGCAAGAAGAGAAAGAGCAGAAGGTGTGCTAAAAGCAATGAGAGATGCTGGAATGAAACCAGTTAAGTCAGTAGAAGAAACTATGGACATTATAAAGAAATATGAAAGCAAAGCAACAGATGGTTTGAGCGATTATGTGAATTACAGCCAATATGCGAACTATGAAAATCAGTTCATGAGAAATGCAAATCAATACACAAAGAAAGGGTATGAGAAAGGCAAAAAAGAAATACTAAAACAAATCAGCACAAACCCTGGAAACATAAAGAGTTATACCGAAACGAAAGTAAAAGAATATCAAACAAAACTAGACCGAATAGATAAGTCAATGAAAAAGCCAGGCATAACCGAAGCTGAATACCAAAAAAAATATAAACAACAACACGAACTATTCGGTAGATTAAATGCAATAAGGAATGTTAATCACACAATAAAATAATAAGTAGGAGAAATTATGGGTGGAAGAGGTAGTGCCTATATAAGGCAACAAACAAGTGAAGAGGGATTAGACAAAAGAGCTAGAGAAATACATAAGCTCCTAGATGAGATGGGAGCACCAGCCAAAAAGTCAATAGCAGAAACAGTTGAGATATTGAGAAAGAGAGACCGAGATAGTGGCTTGGTATTCAACAAGAATCCAGACCCTGACAAGATGGACTCAACCAAGGTTTATAGAGAGATAGACCGAGTAGTGGGAAGATTGGAAAAGAAATACACAAACAGCGATTTCGACAAATTCAAGAGAAACTATAACGAAGCTCGAAGCAAGTATAGTAAAGGCGACATAAATGGAGCAACCAAACAGCTGTCAAAAGTTCCATACGATTATATCAGATACAGAGCACTGGATGAATCAATGTATGGAGACCCAACCAATGCAAAGAAAAAGAATTTTTATAAAGCATTCCATTAAAAAAAGACCTATGGCACTAGAGCACGAAGCTCGCACATAAGTCTATAAGGTTTAGGAGCAGATTGAGCACGAAGCTCTTTCTCCTAAACCATTTTTAGTATAGCAAATAAAAAAATAAAAGTCAATAGGGAGTGCCACCAGGGGCGGTCAAATCTCTACAGGTTTTACTTTGAAGAGCGGGCGGGCAGTCGCATAAAAAAAGTCGCAAAATCAAAAATCAAAAAAAATAAAATCAAAAAAATAGCAAAAATTCGCCAAAATACTAGAAATAGGCGATTTTTTTAATTAAAAAATAAAAATAATTAAATTTTTTATAAAAAATAAAATCAAAAATAAATCAAAATAAAATCAAAAAATAAATAAAAAGTGAGGAAAAATAAAATGCCAAGTGGTGGATATAGACCAGGAGCTGGAAGACCAAGAAAACCAGTAAGTGAAAAAATATTAGATGGAAATCCAGGTAAAAGACCAATTGAAATTTTAGAATTCGATGAAGGCGAAGAACTTCCAAAAGACCCACCAAGTTGGTTGTCGAAAACAGGAAAGCAAGTTTATAAAACAATCGTAGAATGGTTGGAAAAGATTGGATGCACGAAAGGAATTCTTCCATACAATGTTGAAGAATATGCACACTGCAAATCGAGATGGTTAGAAGCTGAAGAAGCCTTAAACACACACGGGTTATTAGTAAAAGATAAAAACGGAAAGCCAACACCAAATCCTTATTTGCAATTCTCACAACAATATTTGAAAATGACAAACGATGTGTGGTCAAAAATATATCAAGTAGTGAGAGAAACAAAACTTTCAGAATTAGATGACAACTCTCCAAACGATGATGTGATGGAGAGCCTACTAGGGGGAAAACGATGATAAGAGTTATAGAATTATTTTCTGGCATCGGTTCGCAAACCCAAGCATTAAAGAACATAGGAATAGAGCACGAAGTAATTGCTGTGTCAGACAACGATGAACAGGCAGACAAGTCATATAGAATATTGCACAATCCAAATGTAAACAACCTAGGCGACATAACAAAGATAGAAAGTTTGCCAAGTGCTGACCTGTGGACTTATTCGTTCCCATGCCAGGACATTTCCATCGCTGGACTAAAAAAAGGATTAGAGCAAGGTAGTGGAACAAGGTCAGGGTTATTATGGGAAGTTGAGCGATTGCTACTAAAAGCACGGGAGCAAGGAACATTGCCTAAATACCTATTGCTAGAAAATGTTAAAAATTTAATAGGAACAAAATTCAAGGATAGCTACGACAAATGGCTATCCTTTTTGAATGAACTTGGATACACCACATACACCAAAGTGCTGAATGCCAAGGACTACGGAATACCACAGAACAGGGAAAGGGTGTTCGGAGTTTCAATACTAGGAGACCACGAACCCTATGTGTTCCCAGAAAAGCAAGAACTGAAAATAAGGTTAAAAGATATGCTAGAAGAGAATGTTGATGAGAAATACTATTTGAAAGCATCAACGATAATCAGCATACTAAAAACAACATTCAACCAAAGGAAAGGTTTGCTACACGGAGAACAGGACATCTGTGCAACCTTGCTAGCAAGGGATTTCCACGAACCAAAGCTCATAGCAGTTGGTAAGTTAGAGGGTGGAGTTTGGGATAAACGATATAACCAGATAAGACAGGTGTTCGACCCAGATGGCATAAGCCCAACAATAATGGCTGGTGGAGGTGGTGGAACAGAAACAAAGATTATTGCTATAAAGGGAAGAGCTGAAAAGCCAAACAAATTGATTTGTCGTGGTTATAAGAAATTCACAGATAAGCACGGATACATTCCAGAACTATTCAATCCTTATCATAGCAAAGAGATTGGAGACATTGCGCCAACACAAACAACGAATTGTGGACTGGACACAGCAAGCGCATCGGTATTAAAAGCAGAGGTGCATCAGACAGATGATTATTTGCGAATAAGGAAACTAACACCAACCGAATGTTGGAGATTGATGGGCTGGAAAGATGACCAAATAAACAAGATAAAAGCAAACAAGATAAGCAATACACAAATGTACAAGCAAGCAGGAAATGGCATTGTAGTCAATGTCCTAGAAGAAATTTTCAAAAAATTATTCAAAAACGATACAAAATAGAAAAGAGTGTGATATAATAGAATTATCCATAAAGAGTGTGCGAGGGACAGCCCCTATGACCACACAGCAACCTGCAATAGTAAGGTGCTAAAGGCTGACCGATGGCGAATCCTATATTCTATTATTATATCAGCCCATCGGTAGCGATGGGTTTTTCTATGTGCTTTTTATGGAAAAAATAAAGGAATAGGAGAAATTATGAAAAAAGTAATTACAAGTGAGTCCGTAAACATCGGACACCCAGACAAGACTTGCGATACAATCGCAGATGCATTTTTAGATGAGGCCTTAAAACAAGACCCAAATAGTCAAATGGCAGTTGAGTGTGCCATAAAGAATGATAAGTTGTTTATTTATGGGGAAGCAACAACCAAAGCAAACATTGACTATGACAAAATAGCAAGAGATGTATTAAAGGACATTGGCTATAAAAACGAATTCACAATTATAAAAGAGTTAAGTGAACAAAGCCCAGATATAAACCAAGCAGTGGTAAAAGAGAAGCTTTGTGCAAACGACCAAGGTATGGTCTATGGCTATGCAACAAATGAAACCAAAGAATTTATGCCATTGCCAATCGTGGTGGCACACAAACTAATGAAAAAATATGATGAGTTTAGAAGAACAACCGACAACTATTTCGCAGATGCAAAGAGCCAAGTGTCAGTTGTTTACGAAGACAAAAAGCCATTAGAGTTCGGCACAATCATTGTGAGCGTATCGCACAGTGATAAACTAACCAAAGAAGAGATAAGAGATACAATCGCTGAAAAGGTTATTGCACCAGTGTTGGCAGAGTATGCTTACTTAATCGGAGCAACAACACAGCCGATCGTGAACCCAAGTGGTAAATTCACAGTGTGGGGAAGCTTTGGCGATAGTGGTTGTGTTGGCAGAAAAATCGTAGTTGACACCTATGGTGGAGTTGGTCGAGTAGGTGGCGGATGCTTCAGTTCCAAGAATGCAACCAAAGTTGATAGGTCAGCAGCCTACTACGCGAGATATGTGGCAAAGAACATTATTGCACACGACCTTGCTGATGAGTGCGAAATTCAAGTTGCTTATGCAATCGGACTAGAAGACCCAGTGTCAATCTGCATTGATTGCTTTGGAACAAACAAAAAACCATTAAACGAAATCGCAAAGTATGTTGATGACAATTTCGATTTCAAACCAGATAACATAATCAAGGAACTAGGACTATTAGAACCAATATTCAAGCAAACAGCGTGCTATGGACATTTCGGTAGACCAAATCTTCCTTGGGAACAAATAAAAGTTTAGAAAGAAAGGAGCTCAAACGAGTTCCTTTTTTCTATGCAAAGGGAGACAAAATGCAAATAGAAAGAGTAAGAGTAGAAAAACTAAAACCAGCCGACTACAATCCAAGAAAGAAGCTCAAACCAGGAGACAAGGAGTTTGAGAAATTAAAGAAAAGCATTGAAGAATTCGGCTATGTTGAGCCAATCATATTAAACAAGCGAACAGACACCGTTGTTGGTGGACACCAAAGATTAGAGGTAATGAAACACCTAGGATACGAAGAAGTTGATTGTGTAATAGTTGACCTGGACATTCAGAAAGAGAAAGCATTAAATATCGCCTTAAACAAAATTAGTGGCGAATGGGATAACGACTTGTTAACTGAACTATTAAAAGAATTAGACCAAGATGGAATGGCTACCTTAACAGGCTTTGAAACAGCAGAACTAGATGAACTATTCGCAGGAACGGAATACAATGTGAGCGAAGACAATTTCGATGTCGATGAAGCAATAGAAGAAATAGCAAATAAGCCATACACACAAAATGGCGATATTTGGTATCTTAAAAATCATAAGTTATTGTGTGGAGATTCGACAAAACTAGAAGATGTCGAAAAACTATTTGACAAAGATGAGCAAGCAAGTTTGATAGTAACAGACCCACCATACAATATCGACTATGGTAACAGTGAACAAGACAGAGCCAAAGCTCGTGGGAAAACAATTGAGAATAGGAGCATATTAAACGATAATATGGATGATGAGTCGTTCTATAAGTTCCTTTTCAAATTCTATGAAACAGCATACGCAATCACAAAAGGTGGTGGCGTGATTTATGTATTCCATAGCACCAAGGAATCAGTAAATTTTATTGAGGCCATGAAAGATGCTGGATATAAGGTTTCACAAACACTGGTTTGGGCAAAAGACCACTTCACATTGGGTAGAAATGACTATCAATGGCAACACGAACCAATTCTGTATGGTTGGAAAGTAGAAGATGGGAAACCACATTATTTCATACACGATAGGACATTGTCGACAATAATAGACACAACCAAAGATATCGACAAAATGAAGAAAGAAGAACTTGTCGAAATGCTCAAAGCAATATTGGAAAACTATCCAAGTGACATAATCCAGGATAACAAACCATTGAGAAATGCAGAACATCCAACGATGAAACCAATAACATTATGTGGAAAGTTAATCAGAAACAGCAGTAGAGAGCGTGAAATTATTTTCGATGCATTTGCAGGTAGTGGTTCGACAATGATGGCTTGCGAACAACTTAATAGAAAATCATACAATACGGAATTGAGCGAGAACTATTGTGATGTCATTGTAAAGAGATTTGTAAAGGCATTTGGCAACGATGAAATATACCTTGAAAGAGATGGAAAAATCATTGAATTTAAGGATACAAAATTGTTTGAAAAATAGTGGTTTTATTTCGGTTTTGTGCTGGACTTGCAAGGGGCTTTGCGGTATGTTTGTGTTAACCATAAAGGAGGAAAAATTATGGAAAAAACACTAATAATTTTAGACCTAGATGGACACGAAAAATTCCTAATTGTCAAAAACGATTTAATTGACAAGGTAAGGAAATCAATCAAAGTGTTAATCGATGGCTACAACAAAGAAGCCCCACCAATGAAAATGATGTCATTTGTACTTAATGCACTACTATCAATTTATAAACCAGATGAGTTATCAGAAATAAGAGTGGGCATTATGATAAAGGAGATGTCGAGAATATGATAACAAAACAGAAATTGGCAATCGACTTCACTGGACCAAATGGAAATACACATTTTCTATTAGCACTAGTGAGCGACATACTACGAAAGCAACATCGCCCAACGGACTTTAACAATATGCGAGACAAGGTGTTCGCAAGCAAGTCCTATGCCGAAGCTTTATATCACATCAATGAGCTAGTGGAACTCAAAGACACATCAAAACGACTAGACCTAAAAACCTTAATAAAATTGGGAAAAGAGAGCTACGAAGAGAGGTGCAAAGATGAATATTAAGCAAGCAGAAAAGAGAACCAAACAATTCTTGGAAACTTTAATGAATCTATTTATTAGATGGATGGATGAGTGCGAATACGAAGACATCAATGATTATTATAAAGTAATAAAGAAAGTCGAACCCAGAGCAATCGAAATGACCGAAGACCCATTTGGAGTTAAGATAAACGACAATGGAAAGATAAGACACATAGTGGTAGAAATTCAAGATGATAATATCATTATTGGAGAGAGAGGTTAGTATGTCAAATTTATACATAACGAAAAAAGTAAAACGAGAGATGAGAATGGATAAAGACTTCGCAGAAGAAATAGCTCAATGCTTAATAAGATTCGGCAATAGAGATTGGGGAGATAGCGAAGAACACGACAAAAAAGCAAACGATGAAGCAATGAAAACAAAAGAAAGAGTGGTTGCAGTTTATAAAACAACAAAAGGCAAGGTTCAAATGATTTATGAAAACAACCACACAACAATAACGATAATGTTTACAAACGAATATTAGAAAGGAAGAACAAAACACTTCCTTTTTTTTCATCAAATAAGGAGTTGAGAAGTGAACGAGATTGAAAAGAAAGGTCAAGCCCTGGCAGATAGAGCGGTCGCCTTTATCAACTCCCTAAAACATACCAAGGGAGTGTGGTATGGCAAGAACTTTGAACTATTACCTTGGCAAGATAAAATAGTGAGAGACATATTTGGAACAATAAAGCCAAACGGATATCGACAATACAACACAGCCTATGTTGAAATCCCCAAGAAACAAGGGAAAAGTGAATTGGCAGCAGCCATAGCATTATACCTAACTTGTGGAGATGGCGAATACGGGGCAGAGGTCTATGGTTGTGCTGCCGATAGACAACAAGCATCAATCGTATTTGATGTTGCAGTTGAAATGATAAATCAATGCCCAGCATTAAAAAAAAGATGCAAAATATTAGCGAGCCAAAAGAGAATTGTATATTTACCACTAAAATCATTTTACCAGGTGCTATCAGCAGAATCATACACCAAGCACGGACTAAATGTGCACGGGGTTATTTTTGATGAGTTACACGCACAACCAAATAGAGCATTATACGATGTTATGTTGACAGGTTCTGGTGATGCGAGAAAGCAACCCTTGTATTTCCTAATCACAACAGCAGGAACGGATAGAAACAGCATTTGTTGGGAAGTCCACCAAAAAGCTGAAGATGTTATAAAGGGAAAGAAAAACGACCCAACATTTTATCCAGTGATATACGGAATTAAAGATGATGATGACTGGACTGATGAAAAGAATTGGTACAAGGCAAATCCTAGTTTGGACATAACAGTGGACATAGAAAAGATTAGGGCTGCCTTTAACAATGCAAAAGAGAACCCAGCAGAAGAAAACTTGTTTCGACAATTAAGGTTGAATCAATGGGTTAAACAATCGGTAAGATGGATGCCAATGGATAAATGGAACTTGTGTTCGTTCCCAGTAGATAAGGAAAGGCTGAAAGGTCGGCTTTGTTATGGTGGACTAGACCTATCAAGTACCACAGATATAACAGCGTTCGTGTTAGTATTCCCACCAGAAGATGAAGACGGAAAATACGAAGTGTTGCCTTTTTTCTGGTTGCCAGAAGAAACTTTGGAATTGAGAGTAAGAAGAGACCATGTGCCATACGACACCTGGAAAGCCAAAGGTTTAATAATGACAACCGAGGGAAATGTGGTGCACTATGGATTTATTGAAAAATTTATAGAAGAGCTCGGAACACAATATAACATAAAAGAAATAGCATACGACCGATGGGGAGCAGTACAAATGGTGCAAAACCTAGAGGGAATGGGTTTCACAATTGTGCCATTCGGACAAGGTTATAAAGACATGAGCCCACCATCAAAGGAACTAATGAAGCTTGTGCTAGAAAAGAAAATAGCACATGGTGGAAATGAAGTGCTAGAATGGATGGTTGATAATATTTATATCAAAACCGATCCAGCAGGAAATATCAAGCCAGATAAGGAAAAGTCAACGGAAAAGATTGACGGAGCAATAGCACTTATAATGGCATTGGATAGAGCAATAAGACACAATGGACAACCAGAAAGTATATACAATCAAAGGGGCATAATAATTCTATGATTTGTGCTGGACTTTAAGAAAACAAGTGAGTATTGTTTGTGGTAGGAGGTGCAAATGGAAGAAAGAAAAATTATATGCAACAAGGCTCAATGTAAGAAATGTAAAGATATCATTGAGTCCAAGACCGTGCACGACTTTAAGTTCTGTAAATGCGGAGCAATAGCCGTGGATGGTGGCAAAGATTACATAAGGCGACTTGGCTTCCCAGAAGACATAATAGAGTTGTCGCAGTATGAAATCGAAAAACCAAAAAACGAAAATAAAAAATAATCGTAAGAAAGCACTTGAGAAATCAAGTGTTTTTTTGTCGAAAATAGGAGCAAAAATGGGATTATTCAGTAGAAAGAAAAAGGAGAAAAGAGACCTGGACCAAAAAACTGCTGACTTTATAAAAGGGGTAGATATAGACACTGGAAGAATGAGCAACAGTGGTGTAGATGTCGATGAAGATACAGCCCTTAAAATATCGGCAGTATATGCTTGTGTCAAAGTGATAAGTGAAACAATCGCAAGTTTGCCACTAAACCTATTAAAAGAGCTAACAAATGGAGATAACGAGAAAGCGAAACAGCATCCGTTATACGCAATATTAAAAGATGCACCTAATAGCGAAATGACAAGTTTTACATTTAGAGAAATGCTAATGACAAACCTGTTGCTATGGGGAAATGCTTATTCGCTGATAAAGAGAAATAAGCACGGGCAGATAGTAGAGCTATATCCATTAAAAAGCAAGAATATGGTTGTGGAACGAGATGCAGTAACAAACAACATAAAATATACTTACACAAACAACAAAGGCATCAGCAAAACATATAGTCCAAAGCAGATACTTCACATACCTGCTTTTACTTTTGATGGGGTTTTAGGTGTGAGCCCAATAACCTATGCAAGGGAAGCTATGGGCTTGGCACTAGCCACGGAAGAGTTCGGCGCAAGGTTCTTCGGAAACGGGGCTCGACCAGGTGGAGTGCTAGAACACCCAGGAATAGTTAAAGACCCAGAGAAATTGAGAGATAGCTGGAACAAAGTATATCAAGGAACAGCAAATTCACATAAGGTGGCGGTTCTAGAAGAGGGTATGAAATACCACGAAATAGGAATGTCGCCAGAAGATAGCCAATTTTTGCAAACAAGGTCATTTCAATTGA